GCCTTGGCGCCGAAGTCGAGGCGGCATTTGATCTCTACCCCGTCGACGTCGAAGCCGTTGCGCGTCTCGATGTAGGCGCCCTGCTGGCCCTCGAGATAGGCGTATTCGATGGTGTCGATCTGGTTGGGCGAGGCCGCCAGATACCAGGAGGTGGCGCTTGCCGCGTCGAGACGCGGCTCGCTGATCGGCGAGAGCGTCCGGATCGACTGCGGCACCACCTTGGCGCTGTCGGCGGGCACGAGGTTCTGCGCCACCAGTTGCTCGGCCTTCAGTTCGAGCGCCGCGGGGACGATCAGGAAGGCGGGGCGGATGTTCAGCACCGTCTTCTTGTCGAGGCCGGTCTGCAGCGCCATCGCCGCCCGGGCCGCGCCGACACTCGCCACATCCAGCGCGGCGCCCGCTGCAGCGAGGTTCTTGTGCGTGGTGTGGAACAGCGCATTGCCGTCGGCCATCGCCGGGTTGGCAGTGATGATGCTCCAGACCACATCGCTTTCCAGCTGTGCGATGGAGTTGCCGTACATCGCCGGGATCCGAGTGAAGGCGTCGAGATCGTCGTTGATCAGCACCTGCCGGGTGATGGCGACGACCCGGCCATAAGTCTTGACCTTGTAGCTCTCCTTGCTCTCGCCCAGCGTCCCGCGCTTGAACTCGCCGCTCTCGCCCACCTCCAGAAGCTGCGGCGCCTCGCCCAGCTGAACGCGGTGCATGGACTTGAAGTCGGTCGCCAGCACCTGGCGGCAGAAGAGCGCGAAGGTGCGGGGATAGGCGTCATAGGCCTGTCGCAGCGTCTTGTTGGTGACGGCCGAGAGGATCTCGGGGAAGTCCGAGGTCGAGTGGAGGGCCCGCGTCGCCACCTCGTCGCGCGACAGGCCCCGCGTGTTGATCCCGGCATTGCCGAGGCTTTCACGAGCCAGTTCCAGCAGCGTCATGCCGCGGTACTGGCGTGCGGCGTCTTCCAGCGGGAACAGCGTCGGGCTGTAGCGGTGGAGGAGCGCGTTCGCCACCGCGTCGCGACGGGTGATGCGCTCGTCGCGGCCGCCGAGGGGGATCGAGACATGCGGGAAGGTCCGGGTCTCGTCCGACTTCGCGGCGACCTGATCGAGGATCAGGCGGCGGGACTCGTCCACGCTGACACCGCGCTTGACCAGATCCTCGGCGAAGCTGCGTTCGAGGTTCAGGCGACTGGTCAGATCGTAGATCGTGGACACACGGTCGCGTTCGGCCTCGCGGGCGCGAGTTGCGATGGCCTCGTTGTCGGGCGCAGGCGCCGGGTCCGGCGTGCGCGCGGCCGTGGGTTCGGGCTGTGCCGGGGCCGCGACGGGCTGATTGCGGGTCTCGGTCAAGGCGGGGACATCCCCGGCCACATGGGTCGTGCTCTCAGGCATGGATGCCTCCTTTTGCATGCGGGTGTTGACGATCTCGACGGGATAGCTGGCCTGATCCGCGGCGCGGACCTGCGCGCGAGGATCGGCCGGAACGGTCACGAAGCTGACCTCGAGCGGCGTCCAGCGTTCGACGATGCGCTGCTCGACCTCGCCCTTGGCTACGGGCTCGACCACCTTCACCCGCTCGATGGAGTAGCCGACCGAGACATTGCGGATGATGCCATCGCTGATCAGGCCGAACATCCGGTCGGCGGCCTGGTCGAGCCCCTCGCGCGGGAAGCGGATGGTGGCCTTGCCTTCCTTGCCCTCGATCCAGGCGCGTTCGACGACGCCCACTTGCGAATGCGAAGACCAGACGGAATGGCTGTCGAGCGCCGGGGCCCCGGCATTAAGGCGCGTCAGGTCCACCGCCCTGTCGCTGACTTCGAGGATCTCGTCGAAGGGGACGGAGGTGTCCCAGCCGGTCCACCGTCGCCGCCGGACGGCCGCGCCGGTGGTGAAGACGACGTCGACGGAGCGCGCCTCGGTGTTGACGGTCGCGGGCAGGATCGGCGCGCGCCGCAGCTGCATCGGCAGGGCGAGCGGGGCCGCCATGATCGTATCGGGCATGGCCCTATTCCTTCTCTG